TAGCCAATACTGATGAGTTTCCGGCTATCGAGTTTGAGGAACTGGGAAATGATAAGGACAAGGAAATCGTCTTTAACGAGCTTTGGCCCGATTTTGTTATCAAGGACAAGCGGGAACTTAAAGATGTAGTCGGCAAGAAGCAAGACCTTCTGTATGGCCTTACTTGGGACAAGCTTAATATTGCAGGAGGCCGGATAGTCTCTGAGGTTAAAGAACCTTTTGATATGACCATTGACCGCTACTCTGATCCTGCCGACACAGAAACCGCTGACCATATTACTGAACACGGAATCTATAAGACGCTTGATGAACTGGCTAACAGTTCAATGTTTGACCAATCGGCAGTTACCCGGCTACGGATTGAGTATGGCACCGCAACTGGCTTGATAAAGGCTGAGGAAATAACCCGGCAACTACAGGCCAAAGGGGAGCGCCTTGGCGAGATGGGCGTACCAGACATTAATCTCCCCCAGCTTGGCCATACGGTCGTCGAACTGAAAATTCACTACAAGAAGATTTGGGATAATAAAGACCAGCAAAGCCACATCCACGTCATTGTCATAGCCGGTAGTGAAATCCTGATGGCAAAGCCCCTGATGGAAGTTCTGGGCGTTGACTTCTACCCGTTCGTGAAGTGGAGTGATGATCCAGAACGAAACGACCAGTACCCGGACGGCGTGGCAGACATCGTTAGAAACCCCAATAAGCTCCTGAACTCCAATATCTCGGCGCTGGCTGAGGCCCGAATCCTGCGAAACTACGGGATGAACTTCTACGATGCCACAGCCAATGAGAACTGGGTGCCGTCAACGATGGAACCTATCCCTGGCGGCTGGTATCCGCTTCCGGGAAAGCCCTCAGAGGTTTACCAGAAAGTGGACATCCCTGATATGTCCGATAGCTTAGATGAAATGCAGTACGTCCAGCAGATTATCGAATCAGCCACGGCAGCGACCGCAGCGACCAAAGGCGATACCGAACAGAAGAAAGTAACCTTGGGCGAGGTAGAGTTGGCTACGCAGGCCGCTAAAGAGCGCATAACGTCAATCGCCAAGTTCTATATGCTTGCCCAAAAGGAATTTGGTGATAAGTGGGGCAAGCTGATGAACGCTAATGCTGACAAGCTCGAAGCGGTGAAGCTCTACAAGAAATCCCATCAAGGTAATTACTTTCCAAAGACAGTTACAGGCAAGGACTACAAGAGCGATAGCGGTTATAACTGCCGGGTAGTATCAAGCTCAGAGCGTGAGAAGAAAGGCTTGGAAACCATCCAGAAATTAAACGCAGTAAAACAGGACTTTCCGGCTAACAGGACGTTTAAGAAAATCTACGACAAGAAGATCCTCGAATTTGGTGGCCTTACTCCCGATGAACAAAAGCAAGTCATGGATGAAGAAGAACAGAATATGCAGATGCTACAGCAGGCCGGGATGCCAGTAATGGCCGGCCAAACTCCACAATTAACCGCACCGCAAAATGCTCTCGCTCCACTCGCTGCTTGAAAAGCTTGGCCTGTCCTACGACAAGCTCACCGAAGAGGAAAAGAAAACCTACCAGCAATGGGCCGATACCCTTACCCAGCCAGAAACCAGCATAGAGGATTTAAAGAAGTTCCTGCCTTCCTACATTGACCGCCTGGAATACGACCAAACCAGCTACGAGAACAGCAAGGATAAAGACCTCTACCTAAAAGCAGCCATCCGCAATGCCAAGATGATCCTTGCTTTCATTACCGGGCCAGAGAAGCGCAGGGAGTGGCTAGAACGCCATATTGAACAACGTATCAAATAAAATAATTAAGAAAGCAAAGTAACAATGATGGACGAACAATCCAAATCAATGCTAGACGAAATTCTAGCCCAAGAACCAGCGGCACTAACTGACGCTGACAAAGCGTTCTTACGTGCTCGCCGCTCTTATTTGAGTGAAGAACAGAAAGCAGTCTACGCAGAAGTGTTAGCCGAACAGCCGGAAGCCGGAAGCTCCGAAGCGGACGAAAAAAGCGAAGCTGAAGGGTTTAAGCCGGAAGCTCCGAAGCGTGGCCACAAGACCAAAACCTCCGCAGAATCTGAAGTCTAAAAAGGCCAATGAAAATCCGTAAGCTCACTTCTTATTAGCTTATAGGCTGTAATTAATAGTAAAATAAGGATTAAAATCCTAAGGATAATCCATTCTATTTTGCTAAATACATCTTTAGAATTATGAGTAGACATAGTTACACCTAGCCCCTTTTTCTAGAAATAATTCCTTCACTGCTAAATACGGAAGCTGGCGGAATTGGTTCTAAAACCTGAAATCACCTTTTTGTAATTAACTGCCAAACCCCGGAAATGGGACGGCACAATCAAATGGAAAATACTATCCAAACTCCCGATGAGGGAACGGAATTACAGGAACAGGTCACTCCTCAAGCTGACCCGGAGATGGAAACTCCCCAAACCCCTGGTGAAGTAGCGGAACCCTCGATTGAGGAACCGCAAGAGCAAACTCCACAGGAACCTGAACCCCCAGCCGCTCCCGACTACAAGCAAAAGTTTGTAGACAGCCAAAGAGAAGCAATTCTCCTGGCAGAGCGCAATAGGGTTAAGGACGCTCAACTTGAATCTTTAACAAAACAAGATACCCCGACTGATGAAGCGATGCGTGCTTTGTACTCTAACTGGGACGAACTCGACCCGGCTAATAAGAACTTCTATATCAAACAAGAAGCTCAAGAGATGCGCCAAAAGCGCTTAGAAGCACAGCAGCAAGACATACTGGCAAGACAAAGGCTAGAGGATGAAATTGAATCCGTTTTGGATGATCCCAAATTCTCAAAGCTCAAGGGCAAGGAAGCTGAGTTTAAACGCTTCGCCCTTCGCCCTGCCAATCGTGGCTTGGCTGCTCAAGTTATCGCTAAAGCATTTCTATTCGATGCAGAAGAAGAAACTCCCCCGGCTCAAGGTGATCCCCCACCTACGCCAAGGGAAGCTCTGCCTACTGGTTCCGGTGGCCCTAGAACGCCACTCCAGCCAAAGAAGATTTCTATTGAAGAAGCCGCTGTTATCCGCAAGACGGATTATAAGCGGTACAAAGAACTTCTTGACGCAGGCGCTTTTGAAGAACTGGAATAGCTCATCATAGAGGGTATCTATAGGAAACCCTCCAAATGTCCGCATATGGAACTAAAGTCGCTGAGGGCTTTTCGCAGAAACTTATCAAGAAAATCTACGAAAACGCTCCCATTGACGAAATCGTAAACCGAGATTATGAGGGTGAGATTAACGCCGTTGGTTCTGTTCTGAACATCTTGTCTCTAAACAAGATTACGGAAAAAGACTACTCTGGCTCTAACCTCACGGCTGATGACCTCACGGAAGTAAACACCGTATTCCGCATCGCCCAAAAGAAATCCTTCTACTGGAAGGAAAAGACTATCGATAAGTGGGTCAGCTACATCAAGAATCCTCGTGGCACCGTTCTTGAACAGACTGCCAACGAGCGCAAGAAGAATATAATGACCTATATTCTGGGCTTCTACGCTGATGTGGCTGCTGGTAACTGGTACGGCACTTCATACACCACTGGAACCGTAACGGTTGACGTTACCACCGGGGCCGTTACTGGATCAGGAACCACCTTTATCGCTGGCATGGTCGGCAAGCCATTCAAGGCTACTGGTCATTCCCGCTGGTATCGTGTGAAAACCTTCACTTCCACCACTGCCATCGTCATCGAAGATGATAGCGACGATGAAACCTCTGCCTACACTGGCGGGGCCATCGGCGCAGGCGCTACCTACGAAATTCAGGCCAACACGGTTAAGACCATTGATAACGGTGGCTCTAACCCGTCCTTCCTGACGCTGGTACTCACCTTAAAACAGTACCTCGATGAAGCCGAAGTGCCTGATGAAGACCGCTTCCTGGTCATTCCTCCGGCTGCCTGGACTACGATGGCTAAAGACACGGGCATCAAGCTCGCTGTCGAACCGGCGTTTGAACAGTTGGTTATCAAAGGCTACATGGGTACTCTTGAAGGCTTCAAAATCATCAAGAGCAACCGCCTGACCGGAGACAACACCAATGGCTATCACATTCTTGGTGGCCACAAGAACTTCCTGACTTTCGCTGATAAAGCATTGGAAGTCGGCATGGAAGAAGATTTGATTGGTAACTTCGGAACCGCCTACAAAGATTTGTTCGTGTATGACGGTAAAGTGGCTGATGACCGCCGCAAGTTCGGTGTTCACGCCTTCGTGAAGTTCGCCTAAAGTTTATGCCCTGGCTCCCTTTGGGGGCCGGGGTATTTCCCTATCATTAAGCTCTCTGTCTTATGGCTAATGCATTTAGCATAAAATTCCCGAACACCCTGAATGAACTGCAAGCCCTGTTACTGAAACTCCAGCGGACGGCAAGCGCTGTTTGTTTGAACTCTGCTGGCCTAGCTATCGGTAGCTCGAACAAGCCCAAGGTCAAGATTGTAAACACAACCTATGCCTATGTTGAAGGCGTGCTTGCGAAAAAGACCACCGCTGAAATCGTGCTATCCGGTACGGTTACTAACGCCAAGTTTAATGTGTTCGTCCTGTCAATGACCAGCGGGGCTACTGTAACCGCTACTGCGGGTACGCAGGCCACTACGCTTGCCGGTGTGGTCTTCCCGACCATTCCCGAAGGCTCGGCAATCATTGGCTTCGTTATCGTCAACCCGACTGGCACTGGTGATTTCGTTGGCGGCACAACTGACCTTGATGACGCTACGGTTGTTCCTAACGCCGTCTACGTCAACACTCCGTATCCGTTCCTCCCTGGCCTAGAAACCCTCTAGTTTTCTACCTCTCTTGCTCTCTGCCTGAGGGCAGGAGCGATTAGACAATTAATCTTTAAGAAAAAAACTATGAAAAAGAAAATGACACGAGATGGAGTTATAGCCAGAGGATTTTTCAGGCTAAAACTCAACACTCACGACCCGGCGACAGGTAAGATTGTCGCTTCGGAAACAACCAAATGGCACAAAAACCAAGTGGTAAACCTTGGCTTTCAGGATTATTTGTGTCAGACCCTTGGTGGGATGGCTGGTTCCAAAACCATTTCTCACGCTATGCTCGGTACGGGTACTGCGCCCGGTGCGGCGGCGACTGCTTTAGATGGTGAAATCACCGATGTTGCCGGTATGCGCTGTGCGGTGACACCGACAACGATTGCTTCTAAGACGGTACAGTTTGCTTTTACGCTAAACTCAAACGTCATCACCGCTGCAAAGACCATTCAGAACGTTGGGTTGATAAACCACTCCTCAACGGCAACCGCCGGGACTATCTTTGCGGGGAATACCTATACGACTTCTGCGCTCGCAACCAACCAGTCAGTGAACGGTTCTTATCAAATACGCTTTAGTTAAGTTCATTTATTATTAAACAGATATTTATGACGAAAGAAGAATCGAAAGAATCAAAGGTTCTATACCACTTTACCAATGCTCAAGGTGAGCTTGTTACTCGTACAGCTACAATTGAGCGAGTAGCAGATGAAGGGTCTCAAGGTTTGGACTTGATAGTTGATATAGAAGAAGGTGATTTTGATGGGGTGTTCTATCGGGCTACGAATGTTTATCCGAATCCTATTGAATCTCCAAGAGAACGGACTTATAGCCCTATCTCCGAAGACTAATTCTTTACAAATAATATTCAGTTAATGCCTAACGAAACATTTGACAAGCTTCTTAAAGATAACAATCTCGGTATCAAGCTGGACATCGGATGCGGGGATGCGAAACAGCCTGGGTTTGTGGGGCTGGATATAAGGCCCCTCCCTGGTGTGGATATTGTCCAAGACTTGGAAAAGACTCCCTGGCCCCTGCCTGATGAGTGCGCAAGTTTCGCAATGAGTTCTCACGTTATTGAGCACATCAACCCCGCAGGAGGGATATTCTTGAAGTTTATGGATGAGGTCTGGCGTGTTCTG